CACACACACATGCTATACCAAGCATAAAAGGAGTAGAGGGAACAGCAGGAAGTTTAAAAGGAAGTGGAACATATAAGACACATGGTGATATATGGTTTGAGGATGCGTTAAAGGCTGGTGATGAGGTTTTAGTAAATATAGTAGGTGTTTACTGGGTAGTTGTAAGTAAAATAACTAAAATGCCATCAGGAGCAATAGAGGGGGTGTGATGTGGCAGGATTTGAAATATTTTTAAATGAAACAGAAACACAAGAAACTGATCTACCTTTATTTAAAGAAATGGCCATTGATTTTGAAACTGGAGAACCTATTATAAAAAATAATGAGATAGTTACATTGGAAGGTCAAGAAGCTCTTAAAGTATGGATATGGAAAGTTTTGGAAACAGAGAGATATAAATACAAGGCTTATAGTAACAACTACGGAAATGAGCTAAAAGAACAGCTAGGAACTATATATGATAAAACTATTAAGGATGCTATTCTTGAAAATGAAATAAGAGAATGTTTAGGAGTAAATCCATATATAACAAGATTGCATAGCTTTAGCATTGAAACTCCTGAAGGGATGCAACATCCATATATTTATTTTTCTGTAGATACAGTATATGGAACTATTGAAAATATGGGGGTAGATGCAATTGGACTTTAAAACTTTAATTGGAATAAGAAATAATATACTAGGAAATATGCAAAATCCCTTATCTAAAATTGAGGGAACATATGATTATGATATAGCAGCAGCAACAGCATTAGAAATAAAAGACTTATACGATTATTTGGAATGGTGGAGCAAGCAAACATTTATAGATACAGCCACAGAAAATGAATATGTAGATAAACACGCCTTAATATTTGGAGTGGAAAGAAGAAGTGAAGTTAAAGCTTCTGGAGAAATAACTATAACAGGAAAAACAGGAACTACAATTCCGGAAGGAACAGTAGTATTAAGCAGAATAGGGGTAAAATATGAAACATTAGCATTAGCACTAATAGGAAGTGATGATAAAGCTAAAGCCAGAATACAAGCTTTAGTTGGAGGTATTACTGGAAACTGTGGAATAGGCGATATAGTAGCTTTTGAAATAGCAGATACCAATATATATACAGTTACAAATGAAGAAGCAATAACAGG